CAGACTATATCTTATCCATATCGCTTACGCGACTTAGGCGACACCACTTCCACTACCATTATAGACTTGTAGTGTACGGCCCTCACAAGGCCTAGTCGTTGAACGTTCCTTAATGTAAATATTAAGGCTTCGCTGCTGATTGTCCATTGTTACGGCACTTAGGATTTAACCATATGCCATCTCAGAAATTTGTTTCTACTTTCGTAACTTATATATAATTTAATATATAAGTATTCTAAGCTTTAGGATTTTCCAGCAATTCAATGTCTTTGTTGGACGCATAAGAACGCCACTACCTACTAGTTTCCCAATAGGCCTACTATTTTACCAAAATGTATCTCATAACTAAAATCACGAGTGTTATTTTGGTTTCTTAATAGTCTTCAGTATATTTAATGTTAATAGATTCAAATTTCGTTGGATTCATATTATCTGTAATGCCGATAAAGTTACCGTTAGTCACAAAATCTATTTTTCGGTCATTGTAAATATAACGAGCGACAACTTCATTAATTCTTCTAGGTCGATTTTCAATCTTAACAGAATAGCATATATTATTAACTAAAATTTCTTTAATATTGTTAATAATTAAATCGAAGAATAGTTGAACTCTTAAAGAATTTTTCATTGACTGAATATAGAGTTTCTTTTCGGCTACGCTTAACTTGATAATATATTCTTCGTTGATATTTTGTTTTTCGTTACTCTCTGTAACAGAAAAAATTATATCATTTTTATGTCTTCCTGAGATATGGCCAAGAAAACGATATTGAATATGATCGATATTTTTTATTTTGCCATTTAGATCGCTATATTTCATTGCAACGTACACTTGTGTATACTCATATTTCTTTAATTCAATTTCTGTCCATTCTATTCTTCTCACCTGCCATTTTTATATAATATATCATAGAATTAAATACATTAGAAACAAACGCTTTGTCTGAATTAGCTTTAGAATACGCAATAATAATATCATTGCTACAAAATCTACCGATATAGAAATATCTTCTACCTTTATTATTGTTAGATAAGAATCCACTAACTTTATATCGTATATTTAAAAATCCATACGACTCTTCTTTCATTTGAAAGAAAGGTGATCTTTTCATTCCTTCCATTATATATTTTTTAGCATTGATATTTTTGCAAGGCACTGTTTTCGTAACAAAAATATTAAGATAGTCCGTGATTATCTCTTCATAATATTCTTTAGAAAATTCACTATCACAATCTATATGATTATTTTTTAAATCGTACACAAACGTTACTTGTCTTTCTTGTTCAAGAATACTATTTCTAATTTTAATTTTTAGATTTAAAAATCGGTAACCAAAAAGATATACATTTTCGCAAGTATATAATATTTTCTCGTCTTTCGATAAAAACGTATATTTCTTTTGGTAAGACGTAAATGCCCATAATCCAAATAATTGACCAGAAATTTCTTTCTTTAAATGTTCTGGATATTTGATTCTCATCGCAGTGCTCCACAAAAGATAACTGCGACAAGAATTAATAATACCAGCGACACTAAAATGCCTTCATCTTTCATTATTTAACTTCCTCACAGAATTTAAAATTAAGATAATCTGCTAATACAACGCCAATCATATTATGCAACACAACGCTAGTATAATCATTAGAATATTCTTCTTCTGTGATATTATCATATAAAGATAATTCAACAGCTAAGAATTCTTTATGACGGCTAATGTTAATATCCATATAGTTGTTTTCACTAACGACAGTTAAATAAAAAGATTTTAATTCTTTATTAATATCGCTAATATAAGCAACAGACCAATGTTGGCCCCATTGAGGAATGTAACTTGCGTTTCTCATTCGTTTAGTTAATTCTTTATGCAATTTTTTAAATAAATCTTTGCATTGTTTTTTATCTTTTAGATTAATTTCTGTAGTGACCATAATAGTCTCCTTTCTAATAAGCAACATTTTTACACATATTAATTCATATAATAAACATAAAAATACCGCCTATTAGGTAATAGACGGCTAAATAATCAATCTTTTAGTAGCTGACCAATAATTTCTGGTAGCAACTCCATAAGATCTTCAAAATCTAAACAATATCGTGGTTCACAATCTGGAATCACATGAATACCGTTGTGATCTAAGAATGTATAAATGTAAGCATCGTCGATTAGGCCTTCGCCATTATCGATACCCAACTTAAAATGATCGTACCTAGGATAATTGATATTATTATCGATACGTAAACTATGGATATTTTCTGGACCATGATTATTATTTAATTTGTTTACTAACATACGATATTTATCGGCATTAAGCTCTAAATATCGAAAATCAATTGTAATCATTTCTTTTTCACCTTTGGTTGTTTAGTTTTAAAATTATTATACTTTAAACCATCCGGAGTAATCTCAGCAGACGGTTGTTTGAACGTAATTTCTTTACCTTGGTCTTGTGCTACTTTATACGGGAATACATATCCATGATATTCAGGAACATCGGTAGCTACAGCGCCAATAATAATTAAACTAAACGTGCTAATTAATATAAATTTTTTAATCATAATTCACCTTCTGACTGCTGCGGTCGAGCGAAAAACGCGGAAAGGAACCGCGAAAGGATTTCGGGCCGGAGGCCACTATTTAAAAACAAGTCCGATAATTTCTTTAATGACACTTGCCCCAGTTTCAGAATTACATACGATCCGATTTTTCTTGATATTAAACAAAAATTCAAGATGAACAGTTTTATATTCGTCGTAATTCACAGACGTTTCGGTAATAATATTGCAAACAAGTGTTATTTCTAATGTACTACAATCTTTGATATCTTCGGAGATACCAAGTATACGTTCAATTACGACATCTTTTAAATGAAATCTGCCTGAATATTTTAAAAAATTAATAACGCCTTCAATATGAGCGTTATTTTTTAATTGAATAAACATATTATCTTTACCTAAATCTCGCTATATATAACTTCTAAAAACAATTTAAATTCAAGCCACAACAAACTAATTACAATCATAATAAACCACCTTTATTTAAATTAAACATTCATTTCAAAATGAGATACAGAAATAGTATGTCCTTTTTCATCTTTAATAATATGAACTTCATTAGTAGTCGGACTTAATAGATCTTTACGTTTAGGTAATTGTTTACGCACTAATGTACTAACAATATAGTATACATGTTTTTCGTATTCAGGTAAATTTTCTACGAATGGTTCGCCATAAGAACACTCTGTTTGGAATGGGCCAACCATACCAAGATACTTATAATTATCTTTTACTCGAACTGGTGGTACATCGTTCTTAGGAACAATTACAGTTGTAATGCCGTTATCATAAACGACATCGTGTGGCGTTAAATTAATAATAGTATCGCCATTTAAACTAATAGATTTCAAATTCATGATTAATCCTCTTTGTTAATTTTAAATAAATATTTATTTGCATAAAATGGCAAGAATGTATTATATACAATTTCTTCATATTTTTTAAGCTCTTTATGGCTCGCCTTAAAAGTAATTATATTATCTTCCCATATAATCTTAATATATTTTGAGTCGCCATTGTCTGATAATTCATTAAACGCATAAAACATTTCGGCGACATTGATAACTGATTCGTTTCGCCAATTATATAAATCTTTATTATAATACTTAGTTTCATAATCGTCGACTTCGAACTCACTAACTGGCTTCTCATAAAAATTAGTTAAATACCAATCAATTCTACCATGATATGGATCTAAAATATCTTCCGTATAGTTATTAGTAATTTCATTAAAGAAATCGGAAGCTATAATCTCATTTGAAAAAATCACTTTCATTTGACGTACTCCAATCTATTTCGTCTGAATACTTTCTTAAAGAACCGATATAAGAAACTAATATTCTTTCTAGAATATCTTTATCGATTGTTTGAGTTGTATATTTATCTTCAAAATAATTATCATAAAATTTTTGAATCCCGGTTATATATGAAACAAAATCTATATCGGTTAAGATAAATGTAACGATAGTCAAAGAGTTGGCAGTTTCGTATTCTTCATCTGTTAATTCTACAATTATTCTAACCGGAATATTATCATTCCAGTCTATTCTCATACTAGTAGAATCAAACATAAAAGCGCTATCAACATCTTCCCAAAAGATTTCTTCTAAGCATTCTTTAAATACTTCTTCATCGGCGTGAGTTAATTTAGATAATAATTCTCCTTTTTTAATTATAGTTTTCATTAATCTTCTTCTTCGTTTAAATAATAGAAATAATCTTCGACTGTTTTAATACATGCATTTAATACAATTTTAAGATTATCGCTAGATATATCTGATGTCTTATAGTTGCCATCTTGATTTAAATAATGTCTTACATGGCCCACAGCATAAAAGATATCTTTATAATCTTTATCTAAAAAGCATGTGACTTGAATATAATGACAAGAGCTATCGTCCTGATCCCAGAATTCAATATAGAATTTTAAAGGTTTATTACCTTCCCATTTAACTTTAACTGAAGATCCATCAAATACGAAATAAGAGCTTAATGCATCGTATATAATATCGAAGCAGTCGTCCATTAAATCGACATCTTTTTCTCGAAATTCCCAAGATATTCTATTTACCTTTTTAATTACATTAATTTAAATCACCACACTTTATTATCATGAATTCTATGCAATACATGATTTATCATAACAGATTCTTTTGTTAGGCTGTCTCTTAAATTTAGCGCACTAAATAAATCTTTATCTAAATTCATATAATCTTCTTCATCGGTTAAATATATATAATAAATATATTCTTCACCTGGATTAAAATAAAAACAGATTACACCATATTCTGACGGGATTCTAGGATCATCAGAGTCGCTCGCATATCTTCTTTTACACGCAAATTTATAATATTCACCATTAGAATTTTTACCCAAATAATTAATACTCTTATCGTCGACATAATATGAAATAGGACCATAGGCATCATAGTCTTCAAGTGTTCTAACAAAAGTATATGTAACGAGGCCGAGTTCTTCTTTCTTTGCTTCATAGATCTTCATTTATAAACCTTCTAAAGAATTTCATTGCTTTGTCTAATTCTTCTCTTGTTTTAATTTTTTCTTTTGCTAATGCAACCATAGCATTAATACACAAGTATGCATATCGACCGCTTACATATAATTTAACTTCTTCTTCGGTCGGAAAGCTCGGCCGATCTTCATTAATCAATATAAATTTTAAATCAAAAATATAGCTAATATCGCTACGCTTATTATAATTAAAATCGATTGTAAAATTAATAGTATAATCTACAGATTTTCCTCTTATAGGTTCTTTTAGTTTCTTTTGGAACGAAAAATTAGAGCGAACTTTTAACATATCCGAAGAGGCCCAATATGTAAACGTTTCTTCTTGCAAGATAATTTCTTCGCTGTCGGAAACTAAACAATATTTATTATCCATTATATCACCGTAAAGCAATGTCTAATGCTGATCGCAATAAATGATTATAACATACTGAAGTTTGTGCCATTAAAATATTCAAAATATTTGGCGATAATATTCTAGTGTCTTTTCCATCAACTTTATAATCATCTATATGTACAGTTATATTGGCGACTTTTTTAACGAAGTGATTATATTTAATTCGTATAAATAGATTAAATTTATATTCGATATAGTCTTTATAATAAGATACAATATATATATTTTGAAAATAAATTAGATCAGATCGATTTTCTATATACGGATCGCCTTCACATGTCTGAATTAAAACTTTTGGAGAATCATTATAAAAGACTTGTTTATATCCTCTTTGGAGATATCTTTCAAGAATCTGATCTCTCGTCATTAAAGCACCTCTTAATTAATTCGTTAATGCAGTGACTAATATAAGATAAGAATATTTTCCTTTCTTTAAACGTACTAGAAGGATCACCTATTTTACCTAACAATGGTTGTACGCCGACAAGATCGCCTTCTTCTTCGATAACTGCCATATACTGAGGCTCATAATATACTGATTGAATTTTTCGATCTTTTAATTTGATTGTTACTTCGATGTCAGCTTTGACGTCTCGAGTCTCAAATTTTTTATACATTAAAAATAGAGCACGAATAAGTATTATATTATCTGCTTTAACTTTATGAATATTGCCGTCGAGATGAATTAATAATTTATTATCTTCATCGACAAAGAATGGATCGAATTTGCCACCAAAAAATTCAACTTCGTCTACAAAACTTTTTATTTTTTCGCTTATATTAATCACCGCCTTTCTCAATCTTTTATTATAACATAAATAGTCTTTTTTAGCAACAAAACCTGCTATTATTTTGAATAAATATTTTTCTTATAAAGCGAATATTTGTTCTTATTTTAAATCGCTTAACATCCATTCATACACTTTTTTGACCTGAAAGTGCTCGAGTTTACGTAACTTTTGATCGGGATAATATCGGTTCATATAATAATTAAGCTTGCGCGTTACTTTATTTAACCGATATATCTCCGAGATTAATTCTTTTCTTTTCATTTTTTAAGTTTTTTCTTTTTGTATTTTTTATCATGTTTTTTAACGAATTTTTTCCAGTCTTTCTGAGACGTTTTATCTAGTTCGTCAAACATAATCTTCCAAAAATCTTGAGTATTAATAGTCATCTTCTTTAAAGTACCAACCATATTTTTCTAAAGACTCTTCTGTTAAATAAAGATAATATCCACTTACGTGCTCCATTACTTCGCCGTCAGCAAAACGGATTATAATGTCACTAATGTAAGACCATTTACCTTCTCCGTCCCATTCATATTTTACGATTTTGCATGGACGGCCATCTTCATAATAGAAATCTAAATCTTCAAATTTAAAATCTTCGATATCATAATCATCGAAGTTATATGTTTTATTGTCGAGAAGATATCTTTCTCTAATAAGATTATTAAGATTGTTTTGATATCTTAATAGCAATTGTTCGTTCATTTTTATTCCTCACTGAAGTACCAATAAAATTCCTTTAAAGATTCACAAGTTAAATATAAATCATTAGGTGATATATTGCTTAATATATTTTTATTTTCAAATTGTAAAACAATATTTATATCCTTCATTCCAACAATGATTATTTATACCATAATAAGTATCGGCGCGAATAATATTCTTATCATTAAATGCATCTGTATTATCTAAAATATATTGCTTAGTCGGAACATATTCAAACCATTCTGCACCATCGTATTCACGACGATAAAAGATATAATCTTTAGTATAGATAGTTAATGTCGGATTAATTTTTTGAGAACCTAATCCGTTATCATAAGATAATCGTGGATATTGAGATTCAAATTCTTGCCATGTAAGAATAACATATTGTTTAGAGTTCTCTTTAACTTCCATCGAAATAAATTCAATATCTTGAGTCGTTAAAGATAGTTCTTCTAGCTTATTAATAATTTCGTCGCAAATAAACATAATTTTACTCCTGAGATGCTAATACACATCTATTCTCAATAATATCAACATTTTTTAAATTAGTCTTCCATAATTTCTTAGCCGTCACATCTTTGGTTAATTTACCAAACTTATATGTACTCATTAACGGCCACAAATTATCTTCGCTAAATTCATTTAAAAAATCTTTTTCCATATAAAAAACGTATCCGTCTTTTATTAATATAGCATAAAATGTAATAAAACCATCTCTATCTTTTACACGAACTAATTCAGTATCTGTAGTAAATTTATGAGCAGGAAGGCTCATAATCTCTTTTTTCATTTTTTGATACATTACATCTTTGTTTACAGAAGAATATAAAGCATCGAATAAATGTTTAAGCATTATTTAACCTCGCATTCATCATATAATACATCGCTCCAATTTATAATAATATAGATTAAAGCTATTAATTATATCATAATAATAGCGCTAATCACAATAATTGTATGTTCCATCTGAGCCCTCTTCTTCTTTGCTTACAAGAGCCATCATAAACATGTCTCCAATAAAATCAACCCAATCACCTCGTAAATCATTAAAGTCTTCGATTTTAACTTTAATAATTTCATTATGTTTTTTATTTTTCTTTTCATAAGAAATATATAATATTAATTGTTCCTGAGCATTACTATCAAATACAATATATTCAATGCAGTTAAAAGATATAGACCATCTATCTAATATCACAAGTATATTATTTATAGCACATTTATTTAATGTTACTGGAATAGATAAAATTTCATCGCCATAATTAATTGTTTTGAAATTTTCTACACTATAATATTGTTTCATTGATATCTTTCTCCTTTATAAATTACTTTACTGTAATAGTGATTAAATCAATTCCCAATGCATAATGAAAATACATAGTAATCACAAAAGCGCTGATAAGTGTTAAATAAAATAACCAATTAATAATTTTATCCATAATATATACTCCTATTTATTTCGATATAAAAATCGTGAAGATCTTCCATTTCTATTGTTATATTGTTTAGAATAAATGATGGCATTTTTCTTAGTAAAATAATATTCAATATTTTGGCGAATTAATTCGCTTAATGTTTCGCCCAACTTTTCTTTAATAATGTTTCTTTTAGCATATATATATCGATCTAAATTATCTTCAAAATCGAATCCTATATCGACCAGTTTATTCATATGAATTAAAATATATTTATTTGTCATACAAATATAAACTTTAAATAATGTATTTTTCTGACCCAATCGACAAAATTGAACGATTTGAGTTGGCGGAATCTTTTTACAATGATTAAATCCAAAAAATCTTTTACCTCCATCGAAATATCGATAATCGACATTTTTATTGTTATCGATAAAATGAATTTTGCATAATAAATATAATAATGCCATATATTTTTCTAAAAATAAATATATAAGCATACTATATGCTAATATATAATATTTTTCACTGTTGTTTCTTCTTTTCTTATAATCTTTCATCCATTCCATTATATCACATTCCTCGATCGCTTTTTGTGTTTTGTCGGCATAATAATGAAAATTATCATATGCGGTCTCCCTTTGCTCTAAGTAATATAATTCGCTGGCCTCCATTACGGCAACATTATATTTACCATTAGCTAATCTATATCGGTAATAAGCATATTGTAGCTGAATATTAAGATTATGCATATCAGGTGAGATGCTATAACAAAATTCATTATTGTCGTCATAATAATAGACTATCAATACATAAATTTTATCTTCCATATTATTTAAATTTTATATAAGAATATTATACTCTTTATTATTAATAAACAAATCGATAATTTCTTTTGTTATCCATTCATATTTAGGTTCTTCTGGAATTAATCGCAAGATATTTTTATAGCGTCTTATTTCTACTCGACGTCTAACATATTGTTTTTCTAATCCAGAATAATAAAATATAAAAATATTAAAACTATCTGAATCTCGATATGTGGTCCATCTTGGTGGTAATGCTGGCCTAGCATATCTATTTATCTCGAATTTATCGAATAATGGATGCTCTTTAATTTTATTTAATAAATCGCCAGCATTATTAATTTTAAAAGCCGAAGATGCATCGGCTTCGCTTAAGAATTCTAGTACCATAATTTTATGCTTCTTTCTTAACTTGACCATCTAAATCGACAATAAATCCTTTAGGAATAATCCATTGATCTTTTGGTGCCATTGGCAGAATACCAATTTCGTCGATATAAGAAAATTCTTCATCGCTTATATTTTTGCCGGTCATAATTTCATAATCGGAAATTAATTTGCCACTAGGCAACATTTTATTTTTAATAACGTGATCGTAGTTTTTCATTTTAATTCTCCTTCATAATATAATTAATTAATTAAGTTTTAATTTAAAGCAATAAAATCGAGCCGCCATTATATATTTTTTTATTTAACTTAACTTCATACTAATATAATTATTGCTATTAATATCGTTAAATAAAAGATTATATATATTATAAATAAATACTCCGTCATATTTAAGCTTCTCGACAATACTTCTTTTCTTATCTGAAATATCGGATTGAAAAACATAAGTAGTTTTTATTGTTTTATTTATTATGTTGTAATCTAACATTATAGTAATAAAATAATCGCACTTCGTACCATCAAATTCGACTATATTGAAAGTTATTATTTTTGAAAATACACTATTTTTATGTAATTTAGTATTCGTATAGTAACTTAATATTAATTTATATGATTTGGTTTCGTATATCGATTTCATTTGCTCTCCCTCATTTTTAATTATATTATGTACGTAAGGTTTGAAAATTAGACGATTAAAGTTGGGCCGCAATTAAATTATTCTTTATTTAACTCTTTATATCTTACTACTATAATAATATACTTCTAAATTCGCTATTGTTTTTTAAATAATTTTTAATCGATATAATATCGACAGTTGAATTCTCTGTACGATCATAATCAATAAAATGAGTTTGATCTTTTTTGTTGTATATAATGTTGATAAGCAAAGAATAATCACGATGATTTCTTTTACTATTAACGATGAGACGGGCATTAATCGACCGCTCTTCACTATTATTATATTTTAATTGAGTATAATCTTTATCTAAATATACTTTATACTTATTGTCTTCATATAATAAACGTAAATAATCTTCCATATAATATAATTCTCCTTATAATTTTTCTTGCAAATAATCTTTATTTTTAATATCTTCCCATAAATAATCGTATAATTGTTTTATAAATTTAGGATTATGTTTTAATCTTTCTACGATTATTTCTTTATCATATGGTATTTCACTATTAAGATAATATTCAGTAAAAAACGTATTTTTCTTTTTTTTATAAGTTAAAGCAACGAATAAATAATTGAATATATCAGATTCGAAATCTAAATATATACATAATTCTTTATGATACTGTTCCTTTATTTTATTATATTTTGTTCTATATGTTTGACATACATATATATTAAAATAATCGCTCTCATATAATTTATCTTCTAACATTTTTTCTCCTATAAGATTACTTTTGAAAATTAGAGAATTAAAATCGGGCCGCAATTAACATTATTTTATTTAACTCTAATCCTTCTATACTAATAATAAGATATATAATACTACTACTATATACTTAATACACTATAATAATATTATAATACTAATACTATTAATATAATATTTAATACTACTTATACTATTATAATAATATATATAGCGTAACTGCTTCTGCGAAGCAAAGGCTGTTACTTTATAGCAAATAATATATGGTTTGAAGTGTAAAGTTATAATAGTAGTTAAAATTAAAAATTACTTAAAAACACATCAAATACATCTAGGGGAGTGTGTTTCTGCCCCTCCTCCCCCACCCTATAAGCAATACTACACTTATAAGATGTGATCGTCGGGGCGCTCGTGAGGCGACAGCGGGCTTATTTATATTTTTATTTATTATATATAATATATATAGTATATAGCAAACCCAATACAAAAGTATGCGTTGCAATTAAAGGCGGTGCCTCTAAAACTCTATTATTTAAAAGGCATATATCTGTGTTATAGTATTATATAGACAGCCTTATTATTATTATATATATATTTAAATAATAATTATCAGTCTATATACGAGGCGCCAAGTCCTCTCTTAACACACGTAAATTGGCTCAATCAGGTGACGGTTATTTAAGAAATAATCTATACTTAATAATTATACAATAATTGTATAAATGGTTTAGGTTATCCTTATATATACTAGTATATACCAAATTAATAACCAGACATTAAAAAGTCCTTATAAAATCTAGACTTTTTAAATTATAATTTTTTGATAAAAAAATACCAAAAAATACCCGGCATTTCTATTATGCAAAAATAATGTATAAATAATTATTTTAACATTTTTAACCCGCTAGATGCACTCTATATGTAATATACCGGTGTAACAAGTTACACCGCTCGACACTTTTTAATATAATAATATATAATACGGCCCTCTGAAATAAATTCAGCAGGGTCTTTTCTATTATATATATAATATAATAATTAAAATAAAAAAAATATTTTATTTTTTTTAACCCGCGCTGCTAAATTAACATGTAATATACCGGTGAACACAG